ACTGAGGGTTATGCCCCTGGTGATGTTGATCAGAAGGTTGGTGCTGTAACTCCTATCCCTAAGAAGGATCAAGATGATGCTCGTGCAAGAATCCTTGCTAAGGCAAAGGCTAAGCGTGCTGCACGCTTGAAGAGTGAAGGAGTAATCGTTGAAGGTAAGAAAAAGTGCAAAGAATGTGGGGGTAAAGGATGCTCTCACTGTAAGGACAAAGGTTACATGGTGACTCACGATTGTTCAAAGAAAATTGAACATGCTGAGTGGGGTGTTGGTGAGTGTATCTCTGAGATGCATACACTAGATGAGCAAGGTAACATCACTCACTATGATATTCTCTTTGAGCATGGTGTAGAGCAAAATGTACCTGTCGAACTTCTCACTACTTTGGTATCTGAGATGCATGAACATGCTATCAACGATGAGAAGAATGAGATTGTAGAGAAGAAAGGTCTGTGGGCAAACATTCACGCCAAGCGTAAGCGTGGTGAGAAACCTGCTAAGAAGGGTGATAAGGATTATCCTGCTACTCTGAAAGTGGAACGTGCTGACATGTGGCATCCAGATCCTGAGAAGGATAAGAAACTGGGTGGTCCTGGTGCTAATGCTCGTGCCCGTGAGGATAGTGCTGCTGCATCTAAACCAAAGACAGATCCTAAGAAACTGAAAGATGGTGAGTCCTACATGGACTATTCCAAGCGTCAGAAGGCAGCAAAGTCTGGTACTGCTGCTAGCAGATTAGCAGCGAAAGGTGCTAAGACTGGATCAGGTCAAGCACCTAAGGAGCGTAAGCGCGACAAGGTTGGTAAGGCACTTGGTAAACTGGTTGATAAGATCGGTGGTATCAAGAAAGAAGGCAAGTCCTACAAAGAGTTCTGTATTGAGGCTAGTGATCATGGCTGAAAAATTAGATAATGGCACGTACAAGTGCCCTTATTGTGGATTGACATCCCCAAGAAACCACCAACGTCCTAAGACTTGGATGGAAAAGCATGAAGCAAACTGCCCTAAAAGACCATGATCAGTTTTAAAGAATACATTTTCGAGGCAAAGAATTGTCCCGAAGGAACTAGTTACTGTAACAAGTGTGGGTCTTGTGTTCAAAAAACCTGTGATCAAAAGAAGGCAGAGAAGACAGTGAAAGAAGATGCTACTTCTAATAAGAAGATGCAACTTCAAAGAAAGCAACTCATGCTTAATCGTCAGAAACTGCAACTGCAAATGAAGTCAGTGCAGAAGAAGGATGCGTCTCAGGACATGAGCATGAAAGAAAGTGCATGGCAGCGTAAGGAAGGTAAGAACAAAGAAGGTGGATTGAACGAGAAAGGACGCAAGTCTTATGAACGTGAGAATCCTGGTTCTGATCTGAAAGCACCCCAACCTGAGGGTGGTCCTCGTAAGAGATCATTCTGTGCTCGTATGGGTGGCAACAAAGGTCCTATGAAGGACGAGAAGGGACGCCCAACTCGCAAAGCATTGGCGTTAAGAAAGTGGAAATGTTAGGATTCTATATTATATTCGGTGCCATAGTTTGTCTCATATGTTATGCTGGCACCGAAGAAACCATGCGTCTCTTTGCTTTCGTTGACATCCATATTAGATACAGTTTTGTTAAACTAAAATTATATTTCTTAAAACAAAGGGTAAGGCGTCAGTTAAGCAAAGATCTCGGGGACTACTCAAAACTAATTAAGGAAATTAAAGATGACCAACGATAAGGAACTGTCGGATCTCAAAATTGAGAGAAAGGAATGTCCTAAATGTGGTGCTACTTGGATCAACGGTCAACACCGTTGGAACACAGGTGCTATGGGTAGTGAACTAGACCTGGCAGGTTTGGTATGTAATACCCTAGCAGATCAAACTTGCATCAATCCCATACGAGGTATAGAAGGTGGTGATACGTGGGAGGATAGATTTGCGACTATACATAAGTTAGATAGAGAGAAGCGTGATGAATTCGAGGCTGAATAAACGTGTTGGTCCTCTGACACAAAAGGAGCGCGAAGAACATCAAATGCTTATGCTATCTCTTCGTGCTAGAATTCAAGAACTTCGCGAGCAAGATCAATGATGTTGCAGTTTGCTAGGTTCTGTGGAACAGTATTAAATAACCCATGGGGATGTGGACTATTGGCATGGTGCCTGGTCTTCGTTCCCATTATTGGTATGTGGGCAGTACATACTTATGGGTGGCAACATTGGGAACCATTTCATAGGAGTCACAAGTGAGAGTTGGATTAGTAGGTTTGGGTAAGTTGGGTCAGAATATATGTAAGCAACTAATTGATAATGATGTTGAAGTTTATAGTTATCACACAGACCGTCCCATACAAGATGAAGTATATGAACAAGGCAATCTAACTGGTTACGTTACATCATTAGAACTACTAAGAAATAAAATCAAGTTTGATACAAATATACATATTAGTGTAGGTGAAAAACCAGGTGTTTATATACTAACAGATAACTCATTCGATGAGTTAGTATTACATTGCGATCCTAGCGATGTAATTATTGATTACACAGATCATAATTATGGTGTAGATAGAAAAACATACGCTGAAAAACTAGGAGTAAGTTATATCCATGGTGGCCTTTACGGTCATAAGTATGCGATCCTTTCTTGTCAAAATGTCCTTAGCATTCTCTCACTAAATGGAACACGAAGAAGAGGAACACAGTTATGACTATCAAGTATCACTCAGAATAGCAGATGTATATGCTCTACATGATTGTGTCTGCGAACGTCTTAGGATGTGGGCAGGCGGTGAACCAATGCAGCAAGAACACTTATATTATTTGAGAGATTCTCTCTATCGTATTATTCTAGAAGACAGGTTTGAAAATTTATGAAATTTGAATTAGATATGGAGGACTACGCTATCATCCTCAATGCGCTACACTACTATAAGAAAGTAGAGAAGCGTGGCAACTTCAAACAATACAATGAAGATCGTGTCAATCAGTTGCGAGACAAGATGGCATATCAATTAGTACCTAGTGAATATTGCGAACCTAAATCATGAGTGCTGTATTTGTGTTTGGATTTGTTTTGCTACTCACGATAGGAATGGAACTTACTTGGCCTGTTAAGAAATGAATTTACTATTGCGTCCTCTTGATAATGCTAACGATCCTGTGTGGTCAGTAATCATTATGGTGATGCTGGCAGTTGGTGGTGCAGTGTTCGTAGTTGTATACATACTAAGAGAAGCATTTGCGGAGTTAGAAGATGGCAGCAATGACACCCCCAAGTCGGAAGAGTTGTTACAACTTCCGAGTGACGGAGATCAATCGTGTTCTTGATGGTGATACTATCGATGTCACTATTGACCTCGGGTTTGATTTATACAAGAAAGAAAGAGTTAGAGTTGCAGGCGTTGATACACCAGAGAAAAGAACGAGAAACTTAGAGGAGAAGGCTCTTGGAATCGACGCAACCAACTGGCTCAAAGAAAAACTCGAAGGTACTTTGGCTGGTGATGATGAGTTGTCTGTTAGGACTGAACTTGTTGGTGGCACTGGCAAATACGGGCGTCTTCTGGGTTGGCTTTACATTGGGGACGGAACTGTGTCCCTTAACGAGCAAATGATTGAAGAAGGATATGCTCACGCATACGATGGTGGCACCAAGGATATGAATCTGGAAAAACTAAAAGAGATTCGTAGAGCACACGGCACATTGGTGGAATGAAATGAGCGATCAGATCTATCTTGGTAATCCTAATCTAAAAAAAGCAAATGTCTCTCAGGCATTTACACCAGATCAGGTTGAAGAATATGTAAAGTGTAGTAAAGATCCTGTATATTTTATCAAAGAATATATCAAGATCATCTCACTTGACAAAGGTCTGATCCCCTTTACCATGTATGACTTCCAGGAGGACATGACCAGGAAGTTCCATGCTGAACGATTTAATATTGCAAAACTACCACGGCAGTCAGGTAAGTCTACCATCGTTACCTCATACCTGCTGTGGTATGTGCTGTTTAATGATAATGTGAATGTAGCGATCCTTGCTAACAAAGCAGCGACTGCTCGTGAGATGCTACAACGATTACAACTAAGTTATGAAAACCTCCCCAAATGGATGCAGCAAGGTATCTCCCAGTGGAATAGGGGGAGTCTGGAATTGGAGAACGGATCTAAAATTATGGCTGCTTCTACTTCGGCTAGCGCCGTTAGGGGCATGTCTTTTAATGTCATTTTTCTGGACGAATTCGCGTTTATTCCGAACCACATTGCTGATCAGTTCTTTTCATCTGTCTATCCTACTATATCTTCTGGTAAAAGCACAAAGGTAATTATCATCTCCACCCCACACGGGATGAATATGTTCTACAAACTCTGGCATGATGCTGAGAGGGGTAAGAACGAATACACAACCACAGAAGTTCACTGGTCAGAAGTTCCAGGAAGAGATGATCACTGGAAAGAACAAACGATTAAGAACACATCAGAGGAACAGTTCCGAGTTGAGTTTGAATGTGAGTTCCTAGGATCTGTTGATACACTTATCTCTGCTTCTAAACTTCGTACCATGGTGTACGATGAACCTATCCAAAGGAACAAAGGTTTAGATATATTTGAAGCAGCGCAAGAAGAACATCAATATGTAATTACAGTTGACGTAGCGCGTGGAGTAAGTAAAGATTACTCAGCATTTACAATCATCGACACTACCACAATACCATATAAGATGGTAGGTAAGTATAGAAATAATACTATTAAACCTTTATTGTTCCCAAACATCATACATCAGGTTGCGACAGCATACAACCACGCCTACGTGCTCTGTGAGGTCAATGATATTGGTGGACAGGTAGCAGACATTTTACAGTTTGATTTAGAGTATGATAACTTACTGATGTGTGCCATGAGAGGTAGAGCAGGTCAGGTAGTTGGTCAGGGATTCTCTGGGAACAAGACACAGATGGGTGTCAAGATGTCTACCACAGTTAAGAAGACAGGATGCTCTAACCTCAAAGCACTGATTGAGGATGATAAACTATTACTATCAGATTATGATGTCATTGCTGAGTTGACTACTTTCATTCAGAAAGGTCAAGCGTGGGAAGCAGAAGATGGATGTAATGACGACCTCGCTATGTGCTTGGTGATGTTCTCATGGTTAGCAACATCAGACTATTTCCGAGAGTTGCATGACAATGATGTGCGTCATAGAATGTACATGGAGCAGAAGGAAGCAATCGAAGCAGACATGGCACCATTCGGATTCATTGATGATGGGACTGAACCAGAATCATTTGTAGACGACAAAGGTGATAGGTGGCATGTTGATGAGTATGGTGACATGGCATACATGTGGGATTATAGATGAACCTAGAAGATGAATTTGAACTAGAACATCTATTACTAACTCAAAGACGTTGTAGAGTATGTGGCAAGACGAAAGATCTTCTTGATGGTTTTTATATGACACGAAAGGATAGAGGTAACATTCCTAGTGCATATGCATATGAATGTAAGGAGTGTACTATAAAAAGAGTATCTAAATCAAGGATTACAGATAGTACAAAGTACGAATACCCTGACTGGTAATAGGTTCACGTCCGAGTTCCCCAGTGAAAAGGTGCATTATTCTAAATAATAATAGCATCCATTGAACTTCACAGGAGAACCAAGCAAGATGGCCAACACACAGATTTCACCAGGTGTATTGGTTCAGGAAAGAGATCTTACTAACACTATTAACGCAACGATCGATAACGTTGGCGCTATTGTTGGTACTTTTTCCCAAGGACCCGTTGAAGAGATTGTCACAATTTCTTCCGAAAGAGAACTCATTCAAGTATTTGGTGAGCCGAACGAGCAAAACTACGAATATTGGTTTAGTGTCGCACAGTTTATGCTGTATGGCGGTACCTGTAAGGTAGTCCGTGCAGACAACTCTGCATTGAAGAACGCGATTGACACTGCAATCTTTACGCAGACAATCTTCTCAGCAATTGACGTTACATTGTCTGTCCAGAACGCTACTGGATTCGACATCAGCGATTTGCTTCTGATTGACGCAGAACTTATGTCAGTCACTGCTGTTACTGGTAACGACCTGTCAGTTCTCCGTGGTCAGAACGCTACCGCTAACACGTCACACGCTGGTGGTTCACAAATCACCCAGATCAAGACTGTCTCTGCTGCAACTTCACCCCTTAACCAAGGTGGTACGCTTGCTTCTAGTGCTACTGTACTTACCGTTACTTCTAACGCTGCACTTACCGCTGTAACAAACTCATACATCCAAGTGGGTGATGAGATCATGCAGGTTAGTGGTATCGCTGGTAACGATCTTACCGTTACTCGCGCACAACTTGGTTCAACTGCAACTGCTCATACTGATGCAACTGCCGTCAACCTGTTGAATGTTAACGTCAACCAGACCAGAATTAACGAGCAAACCAGCACTGGTGTTACTCCTCCTAAGATCAATAACATTGATACTTACGAAGCAACCACCGAGTATGCTGCTAACAACTGGAAGTTTGCTGCACGTACTCCTGGTACTTATGGTAACAGCCTTCGCGTCGTAATGACCGATGCTGGTCCTGATCAAGTTCTGTATCTTGCCGAACCTGGTCCTTCTGCTGCTGAATGGCAGATGCTTCCTGGTAAGAAAATCTCTTTCTCTGCTTCCACGATGCAGGGTCAGATTTTCAGTTACTCCTTGGTTCTTGAACTCAAAGCAGGCGCTGACCTGGTTGGTAAGTTCAAAGCAGATAACTTCTTCCAAGCAGATAGCGGAAACGTCACTGGTCGTATCCTTGCATACGAACCCAAGACTCGCACACTCGAACTGACTGTTGATTCTTCATCTTCTGGTCACATCGATGTCGATATGGTTCTTACCGAACTTGCCGATAACGGTGGTTCACCTGGTTCTGCAACTGGTAACACCGCTAAGCCTACTTTGGTTCAGCGTCGTCTTACTGTTGTTAACGATGAAGGCGCAACTGCTTTCAGCAAGAACATCACAATCAAAGATTCCAGCACACTCAACGGTGTCATCAACGATGGCGACGATGTTGTTATCCTTTCTGCCGAAAGTGAGTACATTTCCAGAGTGTATGGAAACAATCAGAAGTGGGCAAGCCTAGCACCACGTCCTGGTACTAGTGTGTGGGCAACTGAGCGTGGTGGTTTCCGCGACATGTTCCATATCTTGGTTCTGGATGGCGACGGTGGTATCACTGGTACTCCTGGTGCAATTCTTGAAAAGTTCACTGATGTGTCCAAAGCAGCAGATGCTAAGACACCCCAAGGTTCTACCCTGTATTACAAGGATGTCATTAAGGCACAGTCCGAGTACATCTTCTGGGGTTCCCACGAAACTTCACGTATCTTCGACGTTAATCCTTCACTGACGGGTGACATTGGTGATAACGTGTTGAACAAGAAGTATGACTTGTTCAAGAATGACTACTCCATCCTTTCTTTGGATGATCCTACTGGCACAAGTCTGCTGGCACAACCTCTGGTTAACACCAAGAACACTTCTACCTTGAAGTATCAACTTCGCGGTGGTGCTGATGGTTATAGTGCTGAGCGTGACAAGTTGTTCGATTCTTACGATCTGTTCTCTGATCCTGAGACCGAAGAAATTGATTATGTGATCATGGGACCTGCAATGAGCGACGGTGTTGACTCTGTTGCCAAGGCACAGAAGATGATCGACATTGCTGAGATCCGCCAAGACTGTCTCGCATTCGTTTCCGCTCCTCGCGATGCCATCATTGGTGTTGCTAGCAGCAGAGAGATTGTTAGCAAGACTGTTGAGTTCTTCGACCAACTGTCTTCCAGTTCCTACGTTGTCTTTGACAACAACTACAAGTACATCTATGACAAGTACAACGACGCCTACCGTTACATTCCTTTGAATGCTGACATTGCTGGTCTCGTTCTTGACACTGCTATTGAAGCAGAACCATGGTTCTCTCCTGCTGGTTTCACCAGAGGTCAGATCCGTAACGCTGTCAAACTTGCATACTCTCCTTTGAAAGAAGAGAGAGATTCACTCTATGCTGCACGAGTCAACCCAGTTGTTGCTTTCCCTGGCGAAGGCATTGTACTCTTCGGAGACAAGACTGGCATGGCAACTGCATCTGCATTCGATCGTATTAACGTTCGCCGTCTCTTCCTGGTAATCGAAAGAGCAATTAGTGATGCTGCTAAGAATCAACTGTTTGAAATCAACGATGAGTTTACTCGTCAGTCTTTCAACGACATTGTTGATCCTTATCTCAGAGGTGTTCAATCACGTCGTGGTGTTGAAGATTATCTAGTTGTTTGTGATTCAAGCAACAACCCTGATGATGCTATTGATCGCGGTGAGTTCTTCGCTGAGATCTTCGTGAAGCCCACACGCTCCATCAACTTCATCACACTTCGCTTCACTGCTACTCGCACTGGCGCATCCTTCGCTGAAATCGTAGGTTGATTAAGTGGGGAGGATAACCTCCCCTTTCCCCATTTCGTAATGACATTCAATTAATTATTCTTCCCCAGGAGAAACCCCCAAAATGTCAAGTCCAATTAGAAGAAACAATAGAAAGAGAAATCCCTCTAACAGAAATGGTGTGCAGTCAGATGCCAATCTGATGCAGTTTAGGAACAACATTCAGGATCTTGCGAGACCTAATCTGTTCCAAGTGACTATTCAATTCCCTCTGTTTGACAGCAACCCAAGCCGTGGTGGTGGTGGTGCTAACAAAAAAGGTAGAGGAGAGCGCAGAAGTGGTAACACTGAAATGCCCGAGCGTTCAACATTCTTGGTGAAAGCAGCAAACTTGCCTGCATCCACTATCGGTGTTGTTGAAGTGCCATTCCGTGGTCGTCAATTGAAGATTGCTGGTGACAGAACATTTGAACCATGGACTGTTACTATCATGAACGAAGAGACCATGGCGCTTCGCGAGCACATGGAAAGATGGGCAGAATACATGCAGCAGAATCAGTATAACTACCAGTCTGCTGATTCCATTCGCGACTATCAGGCAAGTGCAACTGTCGATCACCTAGATAGACAGGGACAGTCAAACGGTTCATATCGTTTTGAAGGTATTTGGCCTTCTAACATCTCTGCAATTGATCTTGCATGGGATAGCAATGATACCGCTGAGGAGTATACAGTTGAATTCCAAGTTCAATACTGGGAGAAGACTGATGACTCTAACATGTCTCATGGTCGCCGTAGGAACAACCGCCGTAACCGTAACAAGAAGGGTAGAGGTCGGTCCTGATTAGAACCTACATAGTTGAAACTGCTAAATAGTATTTGAAGTAATTACTTTCAATTGATGTCTCAACTATTTGGTTATTCGTTAGATCGTAAGAAGGGTCAGGCAACTGGTCCTTCTTTTGTTCGTAAAGAATCAGACGATGCTGCCCAACCAATTTCTGCTGGTGGGCACTTCGGACAATATGTTGAGATGGGTGACGCTGCTAACAAAGCAAGCGAAGCAGATTTGATCGGTAGATATCGTGAGATGTCTTTGCATCCAGAAGCGGATGCTGCTATTAATGATGTTGTCAACGAAGCGATTGCTGGGGATCTGAATGATCACCCCGTGGATATTGACCTCCAACACTTGAAAGTCTCTCAGACTCTGAAAAATAGAATCCGAGAAGAGTTCGTTAATGTTCTAGTGCTTCTAGATTTTGATAGAAAAGCATACGATATCTTCCGTAGGTGGTATATCGATGGACGCTTGTTCTATCATAAGATGATTGATACTAAGAACCCTGCTGCTGGTATCACAGAGTTAAGGTATATCGATCCACGCAAGATCAAAAAGGTTGTTGAATTTGACAAACCTAAGGATCGCGCACAACTCATTGACCCACAGATCACATCGATTGTTCCTAAATCGATTGAGTATTATATCTACTCACCGAAAGGTCTGAAAGGATATGAGAATAACGGGATCAAAGTTGCACCAGATGCTATCACATACTGCCACTCTGGTCAGTTGGATATGCAACGCAACTACGTGCTATCCCATCTTCACAAAGCAATTAAGGCACTCAATCAACTTAGAATGATTGAGGACTCTCTGGTCATCTATCGTTTGTCCAGAGCACCTGAACGTCGCATCTTTTATATTGATGTTGGTAATCTGCCTAAGCAAAAGGCAGAGCAATACCTACGTGAAGTGATGTCTCGCTATCGTAACAAGTTGGTGTATAACGCTGACACTGGTGAGATTCGTGATGACAAAAAGTTCATGTCTATGCTGGAAGATTTCTGGTTGCCAAGACGTGAAGGCGGACGCGGTACTGAGATCACCACACTGCCAGGTGGACAAAACCTAGGTGAGTTGGAAGATGTCAAGTATTTCCAGAAGAAACTGTATCGCTCACTCAACGTACCTGAGTCACGTTTAGAATCTGAAAGCAGTTTCAATGTCGGTCGTAGTGCCGAGATCACAAGAGACGAAGTTAAGTTCCAGAAATTTGTTACACGACTTCGCAAAAAGTTTAGTGATTTGTTTAGTGATCTTCTGAGAACTCAACTTGTTCTCAAAGGTGTCATCACACTTGATGAGTGGGATGATATGAAAGAGCACATCCAGTATAGTTTTATCGCTGATAACTACTTTGCTGAGATGAAAGAGAAGGAGGTGATGACAGAACGTCTCGCACTTCTTCAACAAATGGATCCTTATGCTGGTAAGTATTTCTCTCTGGAATACCTACGACGCAACATCCTCAGGCAATCTGATGCTGAGTTCCAAGAAATCGACAAGCAGATGCAGGAAGAGGTTGAGGCTGGTCTGATTGTGTCTCCTGCTGAGATGCAACAGATGGAGAAAATGCAAATGGAAATGTCTCTGATGCCACCCGAACCTGAACAGGAAGAGGAGCAGGGATTAGATCCAAAAGATTACGAAAAAGGAAACATCTAAATAGTAATAGTATTAATTAACATTATGCCTTCCCAACCTTCTCTTGATATCGTTAATGCATTGTTTGCTGGTCAGAAAGATCTTTCTGATTATGTGAACACACAGATGCAAACACTCGCTCTCGATAAACTCGATGCTATGAAACAAGAGGTTGGCGCAGCAATGTTCGCAGCGCCCGAAGAGGGTCCTGAGAATACTGAGCAACCAGAAGACGCTGTACCCCCCGATCAAACCGAAGAGGAACCAACTGATGAAACTGATAACGGAGAAAATTGAAGACGCTAAGATCGTAATTACCGAAGGTAAGAACGGTAAGCGTAGCACCTGTATTGAAGGTGTATTTCTTCAAGCCGAAATCACCAATCGTAATGGTCGCATGTATCCCATGCGTACCATGGAACGTGAG